GCAGTAAATGCTCTAGCAGTTTCTCTACCAATATATCCGTTGAGTTTTTGAACTACGCCTGGCTGTATTAATTGGTCTAATGTACTATTTAAAAACTTCTTGTTTGGAATTGTTCTAAAAAATCTTGGAAGGAAAGATTCACTGCTGCGTTTGTTAGTGCCGTCTGCTGGCAACGCTGATTCATTTTGGTCGTTATCGTAAGACATTATTAATAAGGCCCTCCAGTTATAGATAATCCACTGCTTGTTAAACCTGTGTTAACTGTTGTTGCATTTGTAGTAATAGCACCACTTGAACGAAGCCTTGTAGCAGTTACAGCGTCAATTAGTTCAATGTCAGCAACAGTTGCTGCGCTTATAAAAATTTCATCAGACTCTGATTTTATTTCAAATAAACTACCAAACGTTTGTGCTGCTTGGTTTGGAACTATTACAAATGTTACTAAGTTAGGTGTTAATTGTTGCATAACGTATGTGCTCAACTCTGTAAAATAGAACGGTTCTCCAAACTCCCAATTTTCTAGAGCAAAAAATTCATTGATTGCTGCAATTACTCTAGTTTTAATGTCATTATCGTTAATCACAATATCAGGATTCTTTACAATTTTAAATTTTGCTTGTAGTGTTGCATCGGCTATTTCTCCAAACAGTATCTTATACTTAACTGGATGATAAATAATTTCGTCACTAATTGACTTAATTTTGTTAAGTGATTGTCCGTAATTTAAATACAATTGATCACTACTCGGTGAAAGAGGTTTTGTACTTACTGTGCCGTCAATATAAAGCCTAAAGTTATTATCATATGACTTTGTTAATAGATACACATCTACAATATTACTTACACTTGGGTCAATTCTGCTACTTGCATCTGTTGCATGTACATAATGAAATTTAAGTTTATCGCGACCAATTTTAGCAAGATAGCTTTGTGTCGTAGTAAGAACGCCTGTTGTTTTATTTAAAATCTGAAATAAATCTTCTGCTATAAAATAAAATATTTGATTATTATCAGCCATTGTTGTATTAGATAAAGAAATCTTAGTATCAATTACTTGTATACTGCCTGTACCATCTGAGAATACATATTTTCCAAGGTCCGTTGAAACGGCTGTTGAAATATAATTATATTCTTCTACACCATCAATAGTAGTTGTCTTTAATTGAAATACATACTTGGTTAACGGATTAACAGTTTCATTTACTATTTCATCAAATATTTGAGGATCATCAACTACACCGTCGTCGTCACCGTCAAAAAAGCTAACTTGAATTTTGCTACTATCTACATAACCTTCGGCGTCTCTATATTCTTCAACGATTTCCCAATCAAAATCAACAGCAAACGGCGAAGTTAAATCAGGAGACTTATTAATGTTTAAAACTGAAATTTTATCTTTAATAATTTTACCAGTTCTATTGTTGTAAATTTTATCCGAGCTATCAAAATAGAATCTAATTTCTTCAGCACTTTCAAATACATATCTACTAGCACGATATGTAATTGTATATGTTTCACCGTTTGTTTCAAACAGTAATAACCAACTTGCATCTAATTGTTGATTAGTTGTATCACCAGTTTTACCAATACTAAAGAGACTGTCAATGTTTAAGTTGTTAGTTGTAACTATTCGCCATTCGCCTATATTAACGTCAAATCTTAAACCAAAGCTATTGTATGCAAATACTTGATCAATCAATTGTAGAGAAACAGCTGGTTGTAATTCTGTTGCTAGTCTAGGTATTATTTGTGTAAGCCTTGCACGATTTGCTACGTCCAGTAAATCACCTGGAATATTATCATTAAGCATTACTGGTCCGGTGCCGTCTGCATTTGTTGCTGTTCCGTCGCCTACTACACTGATAATTTTAGTCCATTTGTATAACGTGCCGCCTGACGGTATACCCGAACTAAGTATATTACCTAATTTATTATCATTTTCACTTTGAAAATACTTTCCTACCGGTGGTTCAAATTTAACAAGTGTTCCTGGTTTTAATAATTTCAATGTACTTGCAGTAAATGCACTTAGCTGAGAACGTGTGCCAACGGTGTTAGTAAAATATCCTGTATTTTGATTTGTATCGACTGTTTGACTATTCCAAGTTATTCCTAAGTCGCCTACTAGAGTTTTAGGAAAACTATTATAGTAATAGTTTTTAATTTTTTTATCAGTGAGTATAGGTTCTATAATATTTGCAATTGCACCTTCAATATCAGTTTTAGAAATAAAACTAAATTTTAATTTAGGTATTAAAAACTCTTTTGTTATAATACCATCGATGCCAAACAAGTTAGTTTTAGAGTATTTTCCAGTTGCATCTACTAGATCTAGATAACGACTAATTCCGCTTGCAGTTCTGTTAACACTTTTTACTTTAATAATTTCTTGACTAATACTTAACGGAGCAATTTGATAATCTTCAGCAGTTATCATTCTGTTCTGTGTGTAGTAAGTTGCAGGTGCATTGCGTTTAATACTTGCACTTGATTCGCTTGAACTTGCATTATCAACAGTATACTTTAATTGAAATACCATTGTAACCTGTTCTGTTTTACCAGTTTTACTGATGTACGGAACTTTAATACTAACACCGCGCATATCTGCCGGCTCAATTACGATACGCTGATTTTTACTTGTTCTGTAATATACTCTAAAATTACCTTGTGGCAAGTTACCAAATGTACCATCAGAGAATATTAAACTGATTCTATCATTTGCTCTTGTAAGTACACTGTAGATGTTTCTAATACTTTTGCTTAAACTATTGTAGATTACGTTGTTGCCTTCAACAGCATCAACCTTTGACCATAGTTCTTCTTCAAGACCAAAGTTGTCAACTTTATACAACCATACATCAGAGTTATTAATATTAGTTGCATCAATTGCAACAACTTGATTAGTACTCGGACTGTCAACTGTAAATGTACCTTGGTCCATTGCACCTTGTCTAAAGTGACAGAAGTAACCAGTATTAGAACTTGCAGGACCTTTGCCGTCGTTTCTGTAAAGGAATGCAAAGTTGTTTCCTGGAAACGGTGCTTCTTCTTTAATTTCGCCGTTGTCTACATCAGTTGAGACAATTTCAAATCTACTAGTTGATCCGCTAATTGTTTTATTAAATCCGTATACTGGCAATTCAGTATTAGCACTACTTAATCTATACTGCTCTGTAGGTACACCTGCAACTGTATCTTTTTTTGCAGGGCGTCCAATACTAGAATTAACAGGCAGCGCTGCATTTAAAATTTTAGTAAATTGTTCTTGCCAATTAGGGTTGCTTGGATCGTTCCAGATAACTGTTTGGTTTGCTAAGTTTATGTTATTTGAATCTCTAACAACTTCTGTTGTGTTAACACTTTCAATTTTAAGCAACCCGTTTGCTGCTTGATTACGTTTAGGATTGTAGGAAAGCAAACGTGCAAGACGGAGAACTGATTCTCTACGTTCTGCAAGCTCTAAAAAGTTTTCACGTGCATTTAAGTCAGTACGGAAAGCAATGTTTTGACCTAGGAAAGCAATTAGATCAATAAGTGCAAGGTACTCTGAACTTTCAATGTAATCGTTAAAATCTTCTGGATAATTTTGACGAATGTAATTGATCATTGTTCGACGTAAATTGTCAAAGTCGTATGATTTGAAGTCGGCGTTTCTATAACTCTGATAGATACGTTTCCAATCTTCTGCTACTAATAAACGGTTTTGTCTGTCTGTACTTGACATGGATTTGCTTTCCTCTTAACTTATAGTGTATTTATTAATTTGAATAAACCACGTATATAATTAATTGGCTAAAAATCCGTTATTTTGGTCAAATATTAATTGCATATTTTCTACAATATTGTAGGGTAAAAATATCAATGTTGCTTCTATTTGTAAGCCACTTTCGTACTGATCAACTACTATGTTAGTAACACTTACTCTAGGATCGTAGTTAATAATAGTAGTTACATTTTCAGCAATAATCTGTTTGATATTTTCAGTTAATGGTTCATATAGAATGTCCCAAATAATTGTACCAAAATTAGGATTGCTTAAAAGTTCGCCTTGACGAATATGAAAGTGATTAATAATATCTTGTTTTACAATTTGTAAATCATACAGTTGAAATCCAACATTGTTTGGATTAACTGTAGAAAATCCCCTATAGGTTTTTTCACCTATACCATAGTCAGGACGAGTAGTACCTTTTACAGTAATTTGTTTATAAAGATTTTTCTCTAGTGTGCTCATACTGTATTTACCTTAATCTTGTCGGCCTGTTCTAGACAGAGTACTAGTAACTGTTGCTGCTCCGGCTCTTGCTTGCCTTAAAATAGCATCATCATAAGGCGGTGTAGTAACTGCTCCTGCTCTTGCTTCTGCTTCTCCTGCTGCTCCTTCGGAACTTGCACCTGATGCATTTCTCGAAGGTGTGCTTGTAACAGTTGTATTACTTATTGCTGCTCGTTCTGCTGATGTTAATCCCGATGCTGCAACTGTACCCGGAGCACATTTTTCATACGTATCTCCTAAAGGCACTGTAGCACCGTCTTTTACAGCAACCGGAGTTCCAGATGCACTTCCTGATCCGCTAGGTATTACCGATGGCGGAGACGGGGCCGCAGCAACTGCTGCCGCCGGCCCGTTCATATGTATAACCGATGCAGATTCGTAATGGCCTGCACTAGCAATATTACTAGTTCCTGCGCAAGTTAATCTACCGTCAGCGCCCACTAATAAATCCCAGTTTGCACCAGTTTGTGTTGCCATCTGATTTGCTGCAACTATATTAACATCTGCTCCAGCTTTTAAATTAATATTTTTTGCAGCAGTAAAATTTATATCATTATCTGATTTAAAACTAATATTGTTTTTTGAATAAACTTCTATTGCTCCGCCGGCTGTCATTTCAATCCAACTTTGACCACTTCCGTGTGCAATATACACTAAGTCTTCTGTATTGTGGAAAAGTATCTGATGTCCTGTACGTGTTCTAATTCTTACTAATTCGTTCATAGGCAGTGTTGGATCACCGCCTTGATCTAATGTTGCATATTCACTAGGAGTTGTTGCAGCTGGGCCTTTTCTATACAAACTAGGATCGCCATCATCCATTACAAAAGTTGAACCAGTTAGTCTCGATGATGGAATTTCTGTTTGTGCATTTTCAGCACCTACTTTTACTTTAGGCTTTCCTGGTCTACGGTCTAGCGGGCCAGGTGTACTCATTCCAAATACCATACTAGGTACTTCTCGTCTAGCACTGGAACTAGTAGTGCCTCTAATTGGATCACTAAGTAAGCCGGCTTTAGTAAGTTGTGCTATTGCATCTGTGTTAACAGGTTTTAAAAACTGCGTAGGGTCGTTACCAACGCCTGGTTCATTTCTTTTGTTGTATTCTCCAACAGGAGAAATTGCAGTTTGATTTTCTTTGTTGTATTTTGTACTTGCATTTCCAGGTACCATAAAGTTCATAAACTTTTCTTGTACACAGCCGATCCAAAATCCTCGACTTTTATTTCCTTCTGCAAATATAACTAGTACTTGTGTCCCGACGTCCGGTGGCACTGCCCACATTCCGTAACTTTTTTGAGTATAATCAAATCCGTTGTTGTCGCTTGTTCCGTCGTAAGGTGTAATTCCGTAAAACGGACTTAGATAACTTACTATTGCCATTTCGCCAGTAACGTCTGTGGTGTTTCCTTCAGTTGATGATTTTAACAATTCAACTTCTAGTGAACCCATGTACTCGGTGTCTAAGTGATTGCGCACCACAGCCAAAAAGGGACCAGGGCCTTCAAATATATTATCACCTGGGGTTCTTGCTTCTGTTGCCATTGTTTATTCCTTAGAACGATCCTGATTGTTGTTGTGCAGAGATATTAGCTGCTTGTTTTGCTCTCAACGCTCTTAACGGTGCATCATCATACGTACTTCCAGCAGCCGGATTTGGCTTACTAGCTAGTCGTTGTGCAGCAGCTTCGCCGGCGGTGCCTTCTGATTGTGTACCAGCTCCTGAGTTAGATGCTCCGTTTACATTTCTTCTTGCAGCAGCTTCGCCTGCTGTGCCTTCTGAACTTGCACCAACAGCTGGGTTAGCCGGAGTAGTAGTTATTTGTCCTCCTGCATTATCTGTATTAACTAGCGTGCTAGTAGCTGGTGCAAGATTATCGTCATCCTGCCTTGGTCTACGTATAGTTTGTAAAGTTTGTGTAAATTGTCCGTTACTAAATTTATTAGCACAAAATATTACTTTATATAATCCACTAAATTCTCCTACAGGAGTAGTGCCGCCGCCTGGAAATTCCATATAACCATTTGGACCGTAGTCTAATGGAGTTCTAAAGTTAAGTGCAATATCAACTTCCCCATTTTCATAATTCATTGTGCCGTCGGCTGTAATGTTTAGTACTCCTGGAACTTGCAATGCATTATAGTTGCCCATACCGCTATCACAAATATAATATGGATCGCCTAGTATTTCTAAATCAACCATAACTAAATCAACACTACCATTAACTAATGCATCATTAAACATTCTAGCAACTTGCGATTCAGGATGGGCACCATCTAACGTAGTCTTATTTTTTTGAGTAACTACTCTATCTAGAGTTTTGCCAAGATTTCCTGCTGACGCATTTCCTTTAGAAGTACTAGGTGTTGCTCTTTGACCACTCGAAGTAGTTTCATTTTTAATAGCAGTTTTACTATCTGCACCTGCTTGACCAAGGTCGCCGGCAATACTTGAAAAGAATGCAGTATTAAATCTAATATCAAAATTAATAATATCTTTATTTTTTCCTGTATAGATATAATTGTATTCTTTAGCTACTTGGGTTTTTAATTGAGGAATGCCAGGGCTTTTTGCACTAGCAGATTGAAATATACTTATATGTACAAGATACGGCACAACTCTATAAACAAATATTCTTGACGGTGTTCCGGTTTGTGAAACTACTTCGGGACTAGAGTCACTATTATAAACTTGCGTTTGAATTCTAAACCAAGGAACCATTCCATATTTGTCTGGCGTCTTAGATGCAATTGCTCTGCCGTAATCACTAGCAATAATAACTTCTTCAATTATAGTTTGTATTTTTTGCCCTGCTGCAAATGTACCAGTGCGTACATCGCCCGATATTTGTATTTTGCATCTATCTACTTTGCCTTTGATTGTTTCACTTTCTGAATTAGTAGGTGTTGCAAGTGGTCGTTTGCTACTGTCAAAATTAGATTTAGTAATCTTAGCTTTGCCAATGTCGTTCATGTTTTGTGTTTTTTCGGCATACTCGCGAATATTTTCTCCAATACTAGATCGTTTAATTGTTATTCCGGCAGCATTTTTTATTTCATTTCTATAATCAACTGGAACTTTTCCATTTATGTCTCCTGTTTGCGATATATAAAATTTTCTTATTTCTTCGTCAGTAAATTCTCGAGTAGTTGCAGTATCGTCTGCTGTCTCTTCCGGTTGTCCCATCATAAACTGTTGCGATTCTTCATTTGAAGATGAAGTGTTTGGAAACATTATAATATATTGATCAGCTTTTTTTGTTTTGCCGGCTTTTTCGCCTGCAAGTTGTCTATCGTTTATAATACGGGTTAAACTATTAGCTCCTGTTTGTAACATTTCAGCAACAGATGCTCCTGTAAAGGTTGTGTCAGTATGTGTTGTTTGTGTTTCGTCAGTTAATGCAGTTTCTTGATAAGGAATTGCAGTTACGGAATATACACTGCCTGATTCTGTTACATCAAATTCAATGTTTACCAGTTTTAAAGGAAACATTCTGCGTAAGTTACTTGCATGAATAAATTGTCCAGCATCATTGTATCCTTTAAATTCTACAGTAAGAAGATACGGAGCATCAATGTAAGTAGGATAACCTGCTCGTATTGCTGATACTTGTAATGCTTGTAAAAATAACCCCATACTGTAAGGTTCGGTTACTTTAAAACTAATACTTGTTGCATTTGTAGACCGAGTACCGTCATTGCCGGCGACAATAGTTGCAATTTCAACATCATCAATAAAGTATTCAATTTTTCCTTTTGCTTCATACAACGTTGCACTGCCGGGTGTTGGGCCGCCGCCGCTTCTAAGTATTACAATACTGGGATCCCTACGACGGTATGTGACATCTGGAAATGATAGTTCTTGTGCTGTTAGGCATCCCAACGTAAAGACATAATTGAAGCTGGTAAATTGTTCTAGCGGATTAGGAAGTACACTGCCGCTCATTCCGTTTGGTGATCCAAAGCCGCCACCGAACGATGCTCCTAAAAATCCGCCTAGGCCGCCTTTAATTCTATCCATTATGCCGCCGCCTAACCCACTAGCAATGTTACCAACTAAACTTTGTCCTATTCCTGGGCCAGTTAACCCATTTAAACTATTTGCAAGATTAACTGTTGCACCTTTTAAGTCTTGTACAGATCCCGATACAGAATCTAAAACTCCGTCAACTGAAATATTACCGCTTTGCGCAAACTTTTTAGCCGATGAAATTAGTTGCGGGGTAGCTGCATCAATAGTATCAGAAAAACTTTTTCCTGCTGCTTTTAATCTCGACGCTACATTTTGCGGAACTACTGCCATATTATATTCCTAATACTTTTGATAATGCGGCGCCTTTGGGTACATAAATTTGTATTCCTGCTATTAAATCAAATACAGGATCTTTAAGTATTTCCATATTGCGTTGGGCAAAAACCCACCATAAGTCTTTATCGCCATATAAGTCAAATGCTAACAGATCAGGGCGATGTGTATACTGAGGCTGTATTGTAACTAATACATCGTCTGATTCTGCAGGGATAGGTCGTATTTTTAAAATGTCAAGATACTGACCTTCTTGTGTAGGTGTGTTAAACCAAGGACTAGTTCCAATATAATTTGCCATTAGATAAATCCTTGTCCGTTGCCTTTGGCATATCCGCCACTGACAAACTTGTCTAGGCTAAATTGTTGTACAGCTCGTCTGCTGTATGTCGGCATCAATACTACTGCTACGTTGCATCTAGTTGGTGCCCAGGTATCTAGTGAGGGTATGTAGATATAATCTACATCTGGCGGCAGTTCGCAAGTAAATTGTTGAACTACAACTGGAACATTTTTAAAAACATAATCGCCGTAGCCGTTAAGTTGTACTACTGGTGGCGGACTACCTTGATTGCTTGAATTACCGTAGGACATTTTCGTAACACTTCTCAAGTAGTGTACCATTGCTACCCAATATACTCCTTCTGATTCATTTTCAATAATAAAATCTCCACTGATCTGAATGTTATCAGGTTGACTACTTTGATAAACAGGAAAAGGATAGTTACTGTGTGTAGGTTTAACTTGGCTGTAAGTAGCACTATGCGACATAATAATACTAGGCGTATACGGAAAAATCATTCCGTTTGTTTCTGCTAATGCTGCCGAAAGTGTTGGTTCTAAACCCATACCTGGTGGTAAAGAAAGTCGGACACGCCAGTCATCGTTATCAGCTCCTTGCCAGCTAACTTCTGAAAATCCAACAGCTCCTGGCATACCAAACTTAGGAAGGCCGCCGCCACGCAATAAACTCATAAAGTTTTTAGCACTAAATATATCCTCAGCAATGCCTTTTACTGCGTTACCAGCTTGTCCAATTAATCCTTGACCAAAACTAGCAGCACTACCTAATAGGTTGTTTACTGCTGCTGATGCTTGTGGAGACACTGAATTGCGAGCCTGCGATGCTGCTGACGAAAGTGCTGCTGATGCCTGTTGTTTTAGGCCGCCGAAATTAATTGCCATTATTTGTTGTCTCCTATATGTTATTTAGTTGACAAAATTAAGTATGTATATTATAATGTATTATAACTATTGGAGAGTTCATTGAGAAAAGTTAACTATTTAAATAACAAAGATATACTTAAAGAAATACACAAATCAAAGAGTACATTTTGTAGCTTTGTATCAAATACTGATCATCAGTTTGATCTTATTTTGCCTAATATTGACAAAATCAATATTAGAACTATTGCAGAAGCTAAAAGAGTACAAGCTAAACGCTTACAACACGAAGCATTTGAAGCTCGTAAACTAGCAGGAGAAAAAATTAAACTTGCTGAGTGCGAAATTGATTACAGAAAAATTAAAAAAACTTCATTAGTATTTCGCATTATGACATTTGAGCATGTTCCAGACGAGCCGGGGCGCAAGAAGACACCAAAGACAGTTGCCGATCACAAAGTAAAACTTAACTTTCCACCTTTCCAACATTTTAAGTTTGATGAAGAAGATAATCTAAAGTGTGTGGGCAAAAGTCATTGGTCAAGCGGAATGGAAAACGGACATTTTAATCTAGGCGGCGGTATGGCTACAAATAAACTTGCTCTTATGTGGATGAAACTATGTGATCGATATGCTACTCGTGGTAATGTACGTGGATACACTTATAACGATGAAATGCGCGGGCAAGCTATCCTACAGTTAGCACAAATCGGGTTGCAGTTTGACGAATCAAAGTCAGATAATCCGTTTGCATACTATACAGCCGCAGTTACTAACAGTTTTGTGCGTGTTATTAACATTGAAAAGCGTAATCAAAACATTCGTGATGATATTTTAGAAATGAACAACATGAATCCTAGCTTTACACGACAAAATCAAGGCGAGTGGGAAGCACAACAACGTAGAGAAAAAGAACTAGGTAACAAATAATCTCTTGACACTATTAACATTAACCTGTATACTATAAAGATATACAAATTTATGGAGCAATAACTTTTGTTTAAAAAAGCAGCAGTCTTTACAGACATACACTTTGGATTAAAGGGTAATTCAAAGATTCACAATCAAGATTGTGAAGATTTTGTTGATTGGTTCATCAAAACTGCAAAAGCCAACGGTTGTGAAACTGGTATCTTTTGCGGCGACTGGCATCACAATCGAAATTCATTAAATCTTACTACTATGGATGCAACTATCCGTAGTATGGAGAAGCTAGGTGCTGCTTTTGAGCAGTTTTTCTTCTTTGATGGTAATCATGACCTGTATTACAAAGACAAGCGCACTGTTAATTCAACTGCGTTTGCTAAACACATTCCAGGTATTACATTTGTTGACGAAATTACCACCATAGACGATGTAACTATTGTTCCTTGGCTAGTAGGCGACGAGTGGAAAAAGCTAAAACATCTAAAAAGCAAGTATATATTTGGTCACTTTGAACTTCCTACGTTTTTTATGAACGCAATGGTACAAATGCCCGATCATGGTGAGCTACGTGCAGAAGATTTTGTTAATCAAAAGTATGTTTTTAGCGGACACTTCCACAAACGTCAACAACAAGGTGCAGTGCATTACATTGGTAATGCATTTCCGCACAACTATGCTGATACATGGGACGATGACCGTGGTATGATGGTACTCGATCGTGAAAACGATAAGGAACCACAGTACATTAACTGGCCAGAGTGTCCAAAGTATCGTACAGTTAAACTTAGCAAACTTATTGACGAGCAAACTACGTTTATTAAGCCCAATATGTACTTGCGTGTCAACTTGGACTTGCCTATCAGCTATGAAGAAGCAAGTTTCATTAAGGAAACATTCATTACTCAATACAACTGTCGTGAAATTAGTTTGATTCCACAAAAGTCACTAGAAGATATTAGTACTCAATTAGACATTGCACAGTTTGAAAGTGTAGATCAAATTGTTGCTGGCGAAATCGCTGCAATTGACTCAGATAACTTCAACAAAAAAACACTTATGGACATTTATAGCGAATTATGATAAAAATTAAGGATTTGACTGTGAAGAATTTTATGAGCGTGGGCAATCAGACCCAAGCTGTAAACTTTAATCGCGAGCAATTAACACTTGTGCTAGGTGAAAACTTAGATCAAGGCGGAGATGATAGTGGAA